ATTTTAGTGAAGAGGAAAGGACGTTTATAAATCTGTTTTGGTTAAGTGTACCGGTACCGGACAGGGGAGCTGTTTGGACCAGAACATTGACCGTGATACATCAAATCGGATGGCTAAGAGACCCAGACGACAAAAGAAGGCCGGGGGATGCGTTTTATACCTGGAAGAAGAGGATATATCAAAAGTGGTGGGATCTGCTTTACCCAGATATGCCGCAGGAAATGGGCGAGAGTGACTATATTGAGTATAAGGCGCTTAGCGCGGAGAGGTAGGGAATAGATGAATTTAGGCGAAATGTTTAAAATGTTACAAGAAAATAAAAAATTAAAATTTGAAGCAATCCACCCAAAGTATAAAGATAAATTCGAATTTTCAGTTGTAAATGGATTTTTAAAATTTAAAAGATGGTCTCCAATGGGAGAATTAATTGATGATCCTAATTTTAATTGCATTAATGGGAATATACAAATGGATTATGATTGGCAACTAGTCCGCCAGCCCGTCCCGTGGCAGGAAGCGATTCAGGCGTGGTTAGACGGAAAAGAGATTGAGATTTGCGAGTGCGCGGGATGCGGGGAAAATACAAGATGCGAACGTTGTAAAGCAAAAAGAAAACAAAATATATTCACGTATGGAGATGCTTCTTGTCAGCTTAGCGATATTTGTTATATGCAATTTGAAACAGCCAAATGGTACATTAACGAGTAATCAATCTTGCCGGCTTGAACCACCGGCATAAATATAAGCACTAGGTGAGCTCGTGCAAGGTGGTGGTAGGATGTAAGATAACACTGCAACGTCCATGCAATACTGGTAATAATAAAGAATGGAAGGTGGTGGACCTCCCAAGAAATCAGGCATATGTCATCATAACAATTTAATACTTCCTTTGCAAAACAGGGACTAAAAAGCCGGGTGTTGAGCCCGGCTTATATTTAATACATATATTTAGGTATAAAATTATATGCCCATCTATCTTGTTTGCAACGAGGACAATAAACTATTAAATTCCCGTCTTCGTCTTTGTATGACGCTTTAGAAAAAAGCATTTCTAATTCTGATTGCATGTATCCGCATATAGGGCAACAATATCCGAGTATTTCAGTATTGGAATTTGCGTTATTAGATTCTAATTTTAACAGCTCAATATCCGCCTCTTCTTTTGTTAATGTATCGCTAAATACAACTAAATTTAAGCATTTATTGTCTGCAATATTATATCCGGCACACCATTCAATTATTTCATATCTTTTTTCCTTCACAGAATTTACTCCTTCCTATCGTAGATTACAAATTAACAAGCTAATTTTATATCAATAATAACTCCCTTCCCGGCCAAATTATCAAGGCACTCAGCCAAATAATAATCGTTGTGCTCCGGGTAAATCGGAGTATTTTCAAGTAATGCATGATCAAAGTCTAACTTTTCCCACGGGCTGCATATTTTACCCCGGTATAGATGGTCGTACCATAAGGGATCGATTTTGTAACGCCTATTGCGCATTTCCTGCATAACCAGCAAGTGAAAGGCTACCAGATACGCCGGAGAGTGATCAAAGACGTAATTCACCGTCGCATGTTTCCGTCCCCAGCCGTTGCCACGTAGCGCGCAGCATTCGCGGTGCTGGCCTAGCAGCTGTGCGTTGGGGAGATATGGAATCAGATTTTCGTGCCATAGACGCATGATTGGCCTCCTTTCAAATTAAGTTTTGCTGTTAATGTTTTTAATCGTAATAATTAAATCTTTGGCATGAGTAAAATCATGTATATATCGCTCCAATCTCCGCCGCCTCTTAACATCATCGTGACACCAATTAAGGTCATTCTGTAACTGCGCTATCGTTTCACCTATAGTCTTATTGCCTTTAATGCTGTTACATGTTTTACAACACATAACAAGATTTTCAAAAGTATTTTTTCCTCCTTTGGAAACAGGACATAAATGGTCAACTGCTCTATTACCGTCGGTTAGCTTGCGATTACAATAAAAACAACGGTTGCTATATATAGATTCTATAACAGATTTCGTATACTTGCGTTTATTTGCAGTCATTAATTTATTCCTGTTTGTCGTCTAGGCATTTTTCGCAACCAATTATTGCCGATCCGTCAAATTGTAAATTACCTTGATAATCTCCGCATATTGGGCATAGCGGATATTTCCCGCCTAACAGCATTTGTATTAATTCCTTGTCTGCATCAGGCTTATCTTGTAAAAGCTTTTGAACGTCAGATAATATTTGTTCTGCGGACCGCGTAACATAAGCAACACCATTTTCTACAGATTTTATCGATGGATCGCTTAGCTTTATCATGCCACGCAAATACTCGCTAACCGATTTACCGTCGTTTTCCGCCGTAGCTTCTAGTTTTTCTTTTTCGCTGGGAGATATCCGCACTCTGATAACTTCGGATAAGGTTTCTCCACTGCGCTCCAGGGCGTAAAAACGATACAGATAGTCGGGTAGCGGGCTACCTTTCATTTTACGCGGATGGTATCCTTTATATGGTTTTAATTCTTCATCCCTGACTTTACGGAAAGGAGTAAGGTAAAACATTCCAAGCGTTCCGTCTATTTTTTCTGCAACAATCATAGTTGGGAATTGGTCAACGTACCAAGCTCCATTTATCACGAGGTAAGGCCCTTTGGGGGCCTCAACCTCTTTACTGTTGATTGAATCGCCTTGCACAAGTAAGGTATTATTATCAGTTTCGGATACATCATATTTATCAAATTTATCCATTGTTTAAGCCTCCTTATTAAAATCGTTAAGAAAATTGTAAACAGCTTGCGGATATTGAGTTGATGGCGTTGGATTACTGCCAGACCAAAAGCTATCCCAAGGAAGGCCAGCTTTTTTAACCGCTTGCGTATAAGCTGCAATGCCTGGCACAGTCCAACCTCCGTGAGTATTGCGATTTCGGCAAGACCGATTGCGTTCTCGTTCCGGGAGAGACGCTTCAAGATGTGCTTGTGCTTTAAAAATACTGTCCTTGTTAGTTTTTAAGGCTTCAGTCATTTCTTTAATATTCTTCATAAATATCATTCCTTTCCACCCTTGTCGCCGGGCCGCGTTATTTGTATCACTTGTGTGGTACAATATTATTATATGCAGATGGATTTTGATTATGCAAGTGTTTTTTAATATTTTTATGCTATGCGTTTTTCATTTTGTTTAAGCCATAATTGGTAACTGCTTCATCATAAATACGGGAAATTCCTTGCTCGACAATTGAAGTTTTAGATATTCTAGATTCTGCCGGTTTAAGCAGTGCTATAATTTCCTCCAGTTGCTTATCGGCTTCTAGGCTGATGTTAATGTTTAGCCTAACGGTTTGTTTTGCTATTTTCTTTCGCTCCTTTCTGCCGGGATAGGATCCCAGCCCGGTCTTAAAAAAATTCATGGTATGCATTGCAAGACATCGGTTCCCCGCCTGCTTCCTTTTCTTTTTTGCAATGATCTATATATGATTGTTGTTGGCAACTCCTGTAATTAACGGGTCTTTCGTTTTTATCAGCTTGACAAGGTGCTTGAACAAATTTATCATCAATTTCTCCGGTCATCCAATTTTGATATACTGGATGCCATTTATTATATTGGCAAATATCTCGTTGCTTGCAATCGCTGTTATAACATGATGTTTTACCCATTTTACATTCCTCGCTTTCGTTTTTAGCGTCCGGGCTTGTGACCGGACTGTATTACCGGACCCGGAGGGCCGCCACTCTGCGATTACAATTCGATGATATAAAACCGTTCTATTATTTGGTCTAAAATAATCCGATCATTTCGTATGGCTTTGTTGAAAGACGCCATTACGTAATTATTAATTAATCCTCGCTGTGCCATACTTTGCATATAACATATTGATTCCATTATCATATCAAAAGTATTACAAAACAGTCTTCTGTCATCGTTGGTATTTCCCCACTTATCCCGATACATTTTATAATTGTTGTTTAAAACAAGCTCCTTATTTTTTAATTCTCCATAATCCTTATTTGCCATTCAATCCACCCCGCTTTCGTTTTGTTGTTCCCCATGTCAATAATATATCATCTGTCTGCCTGTCTGTCAAGAAAATAATTAAAGTTTATCCTGACTTACGGAAATTGGCAGTGCAGCGTGTTTGGGGATTAGCTAAGGAATAATGTGAAAATGTTAACAAAGTATTTTCCGCAATTAATTTGCAACTATAAGTTCGATTTGGAGTGTTATACTGGAAGAGTAAAAATTTAATAAAGACACCAGCGAGGGGACCGGGCGAGAAGTCTGGTCTTTTTTAATTGAATAATGATAAACAAGGATCGCGTGAGCGGTCTTTTTTTATGCCCGTGTCACGGTCGCCCCGGCCAGGATGATCGGAAGCACGGATTAGCCGCCAAATGTGCGGACACGGGCAAATATTTTAAAAAAGGCGGCAAATAATATGAAGTGGCGGCGTGTAAATGCAAAATTTTAAAGTTATAAAATCTGAAAAAGTAGTTGACCAAAAAACCGGAGAAATAAAATACCATGATACAGTAGAACGATTACCGCAGGAATTAATCGGCGTTTGGAACCCTCACCAAAAAGAAAAAAATTACAAATATATAAAAATGAAAAACAGCCTTGAAGTTAAAAAGAAGATCAATGAATTAACAATAAACGAAAAGGCTTTTTTGTTGTCTGTAATCCCATATTTAGATTGGGAAACAAATATACTTGTTGGCGATGGCAGGACAGCCGGACAAAAACAATTTCCTTTAAAGTGGAAAGAGATTGATAAAATAACCGGCTTTGAACAAAGAACCAGGAGAAAAATAGTTGAAAGCTTGGTTGAGAAAAACATACTTAACTACATTTCAGGAGATTACAAAAAAGGGATTGTAATTAATCCTCAATACGCTTTAAACGGAAAAACTCCAAGCCAAACATTAATAAATACTTTCTTGGTTAAAGAGCCTTTGAATGACTTTTATGTTACTTGAAAAACCATACATGGCATGCACTGTTTTATACCAAAAACCATACATGGCATGCACTATAAAAAAATGGCCTCAAAATGCCAATTATGTAAGTACGAATAAGGTTTTTATGTTGCAGATTCATCTAATATAAGATATATAAACAACTTTTAAGACTCTGCGTTCAGATGGTTTTGATTTTATATTTGTAAAAAAATAGGAGTGATTACCTATGATAAAAACGTTAAACGAAAGATTAAGCGTCAAAGAGTTTAAATTATTCATGTACTTAGCGGTTGAAAGTAATAGCCGCAACATCGGAGATATATGCAAAGCGTTACATACTACACCATTAACATTACTTTCAAAAACCAAACCAAACATGGAGAGAAAGTTTGAAGAGTTTGAAAGAGATTATAAGAAATGGCTGGAAGAAAACGGAGAACATAACTATTTTCCAACCGGCAAAGACGTTAACAGGATCATTCGGAATGTGAAGTTTAATTAATTTTGGAGGTGGGCTTGAATGGCAAAAGGAGATAGATTAACAGAAAAACAAGAGATATTTGCACAGACTCTTTTTGCTGGAAAAGTAACCCAAAGAGAGGCTTATAAACTGGCTTACAACTGCGACAATATGAAAGATAAGACAATAGATGAAAAAGCCTGCATACTTGCCAAAGATGCCAAGGTAAGGGCAAGAATCAAGGAATTACAGGATGAATTAAAAGAAAGAAACATCGTAACAGCCGAAGAAGTCCTAAAACATTGGCATGATATAGCAACAGCAGACCCGAACGAAATTATACATCTTCGCCGGGTATGCTGCAGACATTGTTACGGAAAGGACTTCCAATACCAATGGAGAGACGAGGAAGAATATTTGCAAGCCGTCTACAGAGAAAATAAAGCCGCCGAAGAAAACGAGCGTCCGCCGGTAATTATTTCAAATGATGGCGGCTATGGATATAACAAACTGGAACGACCAAACACTAAATGCCCTTACTGCTGGGGTGAGGGAAGCATGGAGATTCATGCTGAAGACACCAGGCATTTAAGCCCTAAAGCAAAGCTTCTTTATGCCGGAGTAAAGCAGACAAAAGATGGATTTGAGATAAAAATGCGTGACCAAGACAAGGCACTGGAGAATGTTGCCCGGCACCTTGGCATGTTTGTGGACAAAAAAGAAATATCCGGCCCAGACGGCGGGCCGATAGAAATAAACGCCCTCACAGATGAAGAACTTGATGCAAAAATATCCAGGCTTGTTGGTAAGGTGATACCAGATGGCGGCTAAGATTTTAACCAGGAAAGAAAAAGAAGAACTTGCCAGACTACTAGATGAGCGAGAACGCAGACAACGCGAGGAAAAGTTACGCTATTACAACACTGGCAGTAAAATACACCTAAAACAGATAGACTTCCACAAAAACACGCACCGTAACCGTTGGTTATTCGGCGGGAATAGAACCGGCAAAACCGTTGCAGGGGCAGTAGAAGCCGTCTGGAGAGCAAGAGGAAATCACCCATATAAAAACATACCCGGACCCACTCGCGGATGGGTTGTATCGCTTGATTACAACGTGCAACGTGACGTAGCACAGAAAGAGATATTGCGCTGGTTAAATCCGGCATGGATCAAAAACATAGAAATGCGTCAAGGACGCAAGGACAATCCTGAGAATGGAATCATAGACTTTTTGGAAATAGAATCAATCCACGGCGGGAAATCGATTATAGGATTTAAGTCATGCGACCAAGGCCGGGCCAAGTTCCAAGGAACAAGCCAACACTGGATATGGTTTGACGAGGAACCGCCGGAAGAAATTTACGATGAATGTAAAATGCGTATCATCGACACTCGCGGTGACATATGGGGAACAATGACTCCGCTGCAAGGCCTTACGTGGGTATACGACATCGTATATATGAACGATAAGCAGGACCAGGAAATCAAATACTGGCTGATGGAATGGGCAGATAACCCCTGGTTATCACTGGCAGAGATCAAACAACTAGAAGAAACCATGTCAGAAGAAGAGAGAGAAGCCCGTCAGTATGGTAAATTTGTTGCTATGTCTGGGTTGGTTTACAAAGAGTTTGTTGAGGATATACACGTTATTGATCCGTTTCCAATACCGGTAGAATGGTACAACAACATAAGTATAGATCCTGGTTTGGCAGCTCCGTTGAGTTGCCATTTTTATGCAGTGGACAACGACGGCAATATCTATGCAATTGCTGAGCATTACAAGGCTGGCGAAAATATTGAGTATCACTCTAACGAAATTCGCAAAATTGCCAAAGAACTTAACTGGCCGGATGAGGCAGGTTATATCAGGGCGATCATAGATTCTGCTGCTAACCAAAAAACATTGGCAGCGGAAAAGTCAGTCACCGAATTGTTACGAGATAACATGATTTATGCTGATACCAAAGTTAACAAAGATGTTTGGACCGGTATTCAAAGGGTTAAACAGTATCTTAAGCTAAGGCCCAACGAGCAATCAACCATATGGCCACGCGGCAAACCAAAGTTGTTTATATTTCGCAATTGCCCTCAGATGATCAAGGAAATTAAGTCGTACCGCTGGAAGCCGTTAGCAAAAAACGCAAAAACAGACCAGAAGGACGAACCAGTTAAAAAAATGGATCATGCAATGGACGAATTACGTTACTTTGTCATGACCAGACCAGAGATCAAGGACCTTGGAACCATCACCCCGGGCCAATCACCCCGCCGCCACTATAACTTTAACACCGAAGCAGGCCGCGACGAGGACGACGACGAGGAAAGCAGGGGCAGAGGGTTTTACGGATAAAAAGTAAAGGAGAGATATGAAATGGAGAGAGGAAGCCACAGGATACCAATAATTAAGGAATGTCTGGAAGAGTTAAAACAGTATGAGGGACGAGAAAAACCAATTGATCACAACATATACCGCCTTATCCGCAATATGGCAAAATATATCATCGAGCAAGAAGAAGGATTGCCAGGACCTCCACTCCAGGGAATAATTGACGAGTTAAAGCGGAGAGAAAGCATTTGCGACTGGCAGATAAATGATCCATATCCAAGTATGTATGAAATATGCAAACGCTGCGAAGAACGCAGAGGCATGAAACCAGAAGATATATTACCGGAATTAAACATTCCCAAACTTACCCAACCAATGAAAGGATGCACAGTAAACCAAGAAGATTTAAAAAATTGTACCTTACCACTTAAAGAAATTGAAAAGCAAGTGATATCTGGTTGCTTGCGTTTGACGGAAGAAACTACTCCACAAGAAGATAAACAGATAAAAAACGAAATACTTAAAGAAATATTCAAGCAAGAATTATCCGGACTTAACACAATGCTAACGTGTCCGGATGGGATGCAAAGCGTTAAGTTACTAAACGGATTCTACACTCTGCCCGGCATGGAACCGCCATGCGAAGCGTTTAGTTCTGGGTTTACAGAGTCAATCAGAAGAACACTGCAGGAAATACGCAAGCTTAAGAGCGCGTATAAAGTTGTTATACTCCGTGACCCTCCGTTTTGGAATGGGACATATGTACGTTGTAGGTTTTATGTAGACACAGGAAAGTTTAAGTAAAGGAGAGTGCCCACCATGCCCCTAAAACCAGGAAAGTCCCAAAAAACAATATCATCGAACATTGCAGAAATGATAAACGCATACAAAGACACTGGACACATAGGCAATACGACGCCTGGAAGCAATGCTAAAGCCAGAAAGATAGCTATTGCGGCGGCGTTGAGCAAGGCCAGAGGGAAGAAAAACAAGTAATCACATTTACCCGGACAGCCCGCAAGGGTTACGGCAGGGAACTCTCTCCCCCTGTCGTCCGGGTTTTAAATTGGAGAGGGGAAGGAGAGAAAAAATGATACCAGATTCAATCAAAATAGGTTGTTACGATTACAAAATTGTTGAAACAGACGAACCGATTATTGTTGAAAGCAAAGAATGTAGCGGCAAAATAGATTATCGCAACCATATTATAAAAATAAAAAGATCTGGCATATCTCAACAAGCTAAAGAGGAAACACTATGGCATGAAATCATACACGGCATATTTGATTATCGTTCTATAAATCCTGCCAAAAACGATGAGGAAACAATTGTTGAAGAACTTGCTCTAGGCCTATACGGGATTATGAAGCAAAACGGTTTGATGCCTGGGCAGAAGGTAGGTGATTAACACGATATGCCACAAATGCCTTAACGACATGGTTCCGTGCGCAGATTCACTCGATGAATTTTGCCCTACATGCAACGTAATAGTAAATGATGGCGATTGGAACAGCAAAAAATATATTGAAGAATATCCGCAAGTATTAGGAGAAGTTATGAGAAGAGTATTTGAATTTTGCACGGCCATTGAAGAAAAAGCCAAAAAAGAATTGATGTGGTGGGAGTGGTAAATATGCCGGGACGATCTTATTGCTCATGGCCTTAACTTGCATGATGGCCGGGATTATTTATTACGTTTGCGGAGGTGATCGACTGTGAAACCTGATGAGCAACGGTTCTTAATTGATATATTCAAAAAATGTGGGATAAATCGTTGGAACATAACAGTAAGAGAAATAATTGAATCACCTGGATTTTATATTTACCCTAAAAGGGCTGAATATATATTGCGCAAATGGTGTGAAAAAGGATGGTACGAATACGGAACTAGCATATATTCTGGATGGTTAGAACCGGCAGGAAAGATAAAGGCACTAGAATTAATTAAGGCAGGTGATCAACCGTGAAATCCAAGAAATGCGGCAAGGGTAAAGGCGGGAAAGGACGGTAGGTAATGGCTAAATCAGGCGCAGAGTTAACCAAAAAATATAATGATTACGTGGAAATACTAAAGGATTTAAACGAGGTGGCAGATAAATTTAATAACATTAAAGACGACGATACAATACCCGGCAAAGAATTCAGGGAAGTTGGACTTAAATTTATAAAAATAGTGGTAGGTTGTGTAACCAGGGAATACATGAGGGAGTAAAGGCAGGTGATGCTTGATGAACGGATTTGATCCACTCGGAAATCCATATATGTGACCATGCCCCGCCCGGTAATGCTGGACGGGGCTTAATATTTGGCAAGGGCAAAGCAAAGTAAAGCGAAGGGATTGATAATTAATGGATGAAAAGCAAAGCGAAGTTAATGGCGTATTTGACATTGAATGCTTATGTCAATGCATTGGCCAAACTATTTACAAAAAAGGTAAGGCACAAATATTTAACGTAATCGAGGCGGTAATGCCTAATAATGATCAATTATACGCTATAAAACGAGTAATTGAAAACGTTTTGACGTATATCACCAAGGACGTTGCCGATGAATTACGTTCGTTCCTAGATGGATGGGAAATTGAAGTAACTGGCGGCGGAGAACTTTCTCCCGAGGAAGAAGATCAGGCCCGCAAAGATTATCAGGAAATTGAAGAAATTATAAGATAACTGGCTTGCCCTTGCCAGTTTATTATCATTCCTGCCGATTCCTGCAAATAAGAACTGGCTTATTGTCGTTAGTGAAAATAAGGGGGATAGAGAAATTGAATATAAAATATAAAATATTTTCCGAATTAGCTAGAAGATCCAATAACGGAGAATTATTTAATAAAAATGCTGCAAGAGACAAAAAAGATGCGCTTACTGCATTTTTTTGGAGATTAGCAAAAGGAGGAAAAATAAATGCAATTTGATGAACATCAACAGTTAAATGATTTTACAGGAAAAAGATTTGCTGAGAAAATGAAAGATTCAAACCTTTTTAGTAAAAAAGAAACCTCGCGTGATAGCACGGAAAAACCGACGGTTTTTATTATGGTTGGACTGCCCCGTTCAGGAAAATCAACATACGTTGAAAAATACAAAGGATATAAGGTTATTGTTTCTGCAGATAATTTGCGGTATCTGGTTTACGGTCAAAGATTCTGGGGGCCTGGTGAAGACATGATGTGGGCCGTGCGTAAAATAGTCTTAACAATGCTTATGGAGCAGGGAATAGACATTGTTATTGACGAGACAAACACTACAGTGGCAAGGCGTAAACCGATTATAGAGTTGGCGAGAAAACACGGATATTCTGTTGAGGCCATTGTCATCAATACTTCCAAGGAAGTTTGTATTGAAAGGGCGCAGACAGAGGGAGACGAAAGAATTATTCCGGTTATCGAACGCATGGCTGAACAATTTGAACCCATTTCGCTGGAAGAAGTTGATTATCTCTATAAAATACAGACCAATTAAGTTTTTCATACCAAAATAAATAAGGAGAAAAATAAAATGGAAAAAATAAATATATATTTTAAAAATGGAGACGTAAAAATTTACGAAAAAAATCAATACACTGACTATAAATATTGCGGCGAAGTTTTTGCTATCATTTTTAACAATCATTGGATCGGAATTTATTCAATGACTGAAGTTAGGTGCATAGAAGTTGAAGTGAATTAAAAATAAATTTGTAATCACCATTGGCGGCTGACATACAAGCCGCCGTTTATTTTGGACTTCCGCCCGAACAGGCGGCCCCTAAAAGGAGAGAAGAAAATGCAAGAAATAACCGTTAAACTTTTCATGAACGGCAAAGAGTTTGTTAGTGCATGGGAAATTTGCAAACCGATACCGGAAGGACTTGATCCAGAAGAATTGCACAACGAACTATTAAGAAAACATAATGAAATTAATAGAATTGGTAACACCGTTGCAAGAACAATCAAAATAGAACTTGCTAACAATGGTGAACCAGGCTTTGAAGAATGGGTAACAAAGAAGGTTGAATCATGATACACCATGTTACTTCTAAACAACTTCATGAATTAATTCCTAAACAAGTAAAAAAATCTGACGATCCATTTTATGCTCAGAAATTTTATGAATGCTTAAATGATTACGGTAAAGTTATATATAAAAGTGGACTAAGAGAATTTGAATTATACGATGCAAGGGGAAATTTTATAACAGGTATTGGAATGGAAATCGCGATTCAGATTTACGCTATAGTTAGCGATATAGTTGAAGAATTAAGGCAAGGAGAGAGTACATGAAGCAGCATATAACACCAGAACAGCTTATGGAATTAACCCCGGAGCAGCAGCAAAGGCTCAGGGAATGGTGGAAGCCTGCAGTCGGAGATGTTATCTACATAACAGATACAATTTTGAGCGTTAATGATAAATTAACAATGATCAGTTGCATTAATAATCCATTTGGAAAATCAGGAAAAGAAAATACGATTCGTCTTTCTTGCGGCGGTTGGTGTTACAAAAAAGAATGCTTAATTGTTTTATCAATCGGCCAGTGCATTGAGTTTTTACAAGATGAAGAAACCTTTGCGATTGATCGTAAAAACGAATTAACGGAATCTTTCTGGCAAGTACTGGTAAATCAATTATTGCTAGATAATAATGAGCTCATCGACGCACTTTGGGAATCAATCAAGGAGGTACTATGATAGAAAAAAACCTATCATCCGAAGAACTCCGCATAATCGAAGAACTCCGCAAAATCAGGTGGGGCAAACTAACGATAGTCATCAAGGAAGGCAAGGTCACGCTGGTAACACCGGCACCAGACATAAGGTTAGACATAAAGCCAACCGAATAAAAATCATTTCCTGACCAGGACAACCGGCGGGTATGTAGAGGCAAGCAGATTAAATCTGTTTCTCTCTATGTACCCGCCTTTTTCTATTTTCTGAAAACCGAAAGGAGAGATTCTATTGGAAATCAACATTAGCCAAGATTCAATAACCGAAGTCCTGCAAGAGTGCGAAGACGACTTATTAAAAGTTATCAGGTCACTTGACAACAACCCCAAGAAACCGGCCAGCACAGAGGCAATTATGACGCTATGTTCGGCCCATTCAGCCATTAGGACTATTCGTATGCTGTGCAATTTGCCGCATGAGAATTTCAAGATCAAGGAGCCCTTTAAACCTCCCGCAAGTTACGATGAATCAGGGCTTGTTGACGATAATCCAGACGAAGAGGATAAAGACCTGAAGCAGCAGCGAGAAGATAATCGACCGTTTTTTAGCCGGTAGGAAGGAGATAGCCCATGAAGTGCAAAGGATGCGGACAAGAATTTCCCAACGTCAGCGCCGTAACAAAACACAAGCCCGAATGTCCAGGATTAAACGGAGAAACACCGGTATGCAACGCTAAAAGCGAGATTAAACAGCCGGAAGGCTTTATTATCCCTCTGGAACTATGCCCGGAAGAAATCAAATATTACGCCCAAGGAAAAGTACTGGGCCTAAGACTAACCGGCAAGCTAGTCGAGAACGGCGTATTGCTGCAGGAGGTGACGTTAATCAGATGATAAACCAAAATACTCAACCCGGCAACCGTGATCCTGCTGAGAAAAACTTTGAATTTGAACTCATGAAACAAAAAGCCATTACTCAGTGCTATGACTGGTTTGACAAAGATCGTTCAGCAAAAAGCTATTATAACGAAGAAATGGACGAAATGTACAAACTGTATAAATCTGCTCACTGGGATCTGTTTGACGAAACCGGCAACGTATTGCGTACCGATGCGGAAAAGCGTAATCACCCTAACGCGGTTGAGAACGTCACATTTTCACTAATTGAGGGCCTTGTAGCTGAGTTTTCAGAACCAAAAGAATTGATTGATTATCCGACTGAGCCAAACGACGAGGATGCAGCCCGGCAGATGACCGATATTAAAGAAGCTATAGCCTATAAAAACCGCATTGACGACGAGTATATCAAATGGCTTAGAAATTTCTTCTGGTACGGTTCGGGTATATGGGAGCACAACTGGGACGATGACTGGAAAGGTGGCAGAGGACCTAACCGATGGAAAGGTGACGTAAGATGGAGATCACGTCACCCTCGGTCGATATTTCCGGATGCCCGGTGTCATGAGTCAATTCATGATGGCAGACGTTTACACGATGCTACGTACTGGACGATTGAGGAATTGCAGGAAACGTTCCCCGACACTGAAAACATTACTTCTGATTCGGTATCGTCAGAAATTATAATCAGCGACGAATTAGAGGATATCAGTGCCGAAAACGTAGAGGACCAAGTTCTGGTAGTAATAACCTGGTACAAAGGCAAGCCGCTAATTATGGAAGGTGACGAAGAAGACGAGGGGCCAGGGCTGCATTATATTATGTGGGCTGGGGACAGTACGCAGATGTACTTGAAACACGGCAATTATGTCTATTTCGAGCCGGGGGAAGATGTAAAGTTTCCTTTCACTGCTAAAAAGTGCTACGAGCGTGAGAATAGCCCCTGGGGATACGGAGAAGCATATTTCCTTAAAAACCCCCAGATGGTGCTCAACAAGACCTCTGAAATGATCATAGAGGGACACTTATTCTATGCACTGGGTCAGACATGGTACGAAGAAGGGGCAGTCAGCGAAAAGCAAAAACGCGAGTTCGAGAACAAGGGCATGCTTTCTGCTATATGGTTGGCTGTTAACAGAGTGGATGGCATTAAGCGCGAATACGGCAAAGGCGTTCCGTCATCGCTGGAAAATGAATCTGGACGTATTAAGGGCGTAATGGAATCTATTATAGGCAGGTTTGATGTTACGCAAGGCAAAACGCCAAGCAGTGTTACAGCGTTTCGGGCATTAGATTTGTTGGCTTCCAGGGCTCAGGTACGGCTCAGGTCAAAAGAAATGGCTATTAACACCGGGTACGAAGACAGCGGAAATTATATTAACCGCATAGTGGCAGAAAACTATACCGAAAAACGCCGTTATCGCATCATGGGCAAGGACGACAAGGAACCTGTTTACGGCTTATTTGAGCCTGATAGGCTGCGTAAAGCGTATTTATTCCAGGAGGACGCAAGTATATCAATGGACGAATTAGAGTCTCTCACAGCCAATCAGGAGGGATTGCCGGAAGAGGAACAGCTTATTGAAGGCAGAGACTACGAACTGTACTCTCCTGAGTTTGATACCAGATGCAAAGTAACCAGTAAAATGCCTTCTGACCGTGTTTTTTACATGGAAATGGCAAAGGAATTGTTTTCAGGTGGTGCGATTGATATTGAGACATTCTTCTATGTCATTGAAAATGGCAAGTTCCCGCCCATTGAAAAAATACTGGAAAAACTGCAGCAAAATAATCAAGATCAAGAGCAGGAAATCATGCAGTTTGTCGAATGGGTAAAAACAAACAAGCCGGAAATTATGCAAAAACTTAGTCAAATACCGGAAGAGCAACGCATTCAGTACATGACTGACTTAATGCAAAAAATGATTGAATCGGGAGAGTACCAGCCAGGACAGCAAACGCCTGCTGCGGCAGGACAAATGCAAGAGCAACCGCAAAATGCTGATATACCAGTTGATATTATACCCGATCAAAATAATCCTGATGCAATACGCCAGCAATTGATTGACATTGCGGCGGCACAGGAAGCACAGCAATAACAAAAAAATAGTTCCCATAGGACCAGCACAACGGATGTCCTCATAAAAGCAAGGCTGGACTTTTTATTTTCTGCCCAAAAACGCATTACGGCAGGTTAATAAACTGTTGCGGAAATTTATAGCCGACGGGCTTAAAATGGGAGGATTTGAAATGGGTAAAACAGCTAATGAAGATATTGAAATCAAAATTGAAGGCCTGGAAGATGACGACCCCAACGATCAGGACATTGAAATCGGGGAAGAAGAAGAAATAAACGACGACGATCTGGACTTTGAAGAAGTATTAAAAGGCCTTAAGAATGGCAAAAAGAAAGATCCCAGCAAAAAAACCAAAGAAGGCAAAAAAGAAAATGCAGAAGAGGAAGAGGAAACAGAGGAAATAGAGGAAGAAGAACCGGAAGAAGATGAGGAAGACAAGGAAACAGACGATAAAAAGCTGTATTCCGAAAGCGAAATAGGCGAGCTTGTCAACCAGCGCGTTATCGCTGAAGTTAACCGCATCATTCCGGAACGCTTGAATAGGGATCGAAAAGCAAATTTTGCCAAAGTGCAACGGCTTGAAAAGCTAACCGGAATGCCAATTGATCAAGTTACGCAAACCATAATCGATAACATGGTAACAGCTAAAGCCGAAGAGTTAAGCTGCAGCGAGGAAGATGCCCGTAAAATTGTTGAAAAAGACATAAAACTGGCTGACATTCAACTGGAGCGCGAGCAGGAAAAAAGCCAAAAAAACGAAGAGTCAGAGGTTATGCAGCAAATGCAATACCTGCAAGACAAGGTTGCGTATATGCAAAAGCCTAAACTTGCAAAATTCCTTAAGCAATTTGAGAAGGAAATCGACGACTTTTCTCAAAACGGCAAAATTCTTGACTATGCCACAGCTATGAACCAGATTATAGGTCAAAAAATATTGTCTGGGGATCTTCTGGAAAAAATGCAAAGCGGAGCTCAGCAAAAAGTCCTGCGCGACAACGAAGTTAAGAAAAAGAAAACACCGCCGTCAACTGCTAGCGGAGGAAACACAGCAACCGTCACCATGACCAAGGCGGAACGAGATTTTATCGCCGCTATGGGCCTGGACGAAAAAGAGGTTGCCAAAGAAAAATTAGCACTTGAAAAAAATAAACAGCGTAAAGGCCGGTAAGTTTTTAACTTCCGGTTTATTAATTTGGAGGTGAATTAAACAATGGCACATACTGCAAGCAGAACCACTGTAGGGTTTGAACCTATTTATAGCAAAACCTTGAACGCTATTCCTAATGCGGTAGCGTATGAATTGACTCCGGCAGAGGCTTTTGTTCGGGGAGATATGGTAACTATTTCCGCCGGGAAATTGACCAAAGCTACTTCTGCGACTGTAGCCAACATTGTTGGTGTGATGGCTGAATCAATTACTGCCGCTCAGAATCCTTCCGGTACCATTACTTACGGGAAAGTATACGATCACCCGGATAATGTTTACCGCTGCACGTTTTCGGATCAGCTTGATTCAACGGCAACCGGCGGCACAACCGGAACGCTTGTTGATACCGCATTGTCCACCAGTTCCAATGACGTTTGGAATGGAGCGTATCTGTATATCTATGCAGGAACCAATGCCGGAGCAATAAGAACCGTATCGGATTACGTAGGATCGTCCGACACACTGTATGTTGACGAACTGTTCCCGGCTGCCTGCGATACAACCACCAAGTACATTATGCTTGGACTGGCTGCAGAGGCAAACGACATTATTAATGTTGGACTGGGAGGCATTCAGTTAAAAGATGCCAACACCATTGATGCCAACGCCGCGAGACTTAGTTCTGCGGTCAAAGTTGGCCCGCTGGTATGCTTGGCAATCAACGGACCCGAACTAATGATGGATGTTATGATCCGTAAAACTTGCCACATCTTCGGATAAGGCAAAGCAACAACTGCACAACAACTTTTGAGACAGGTATAAGCCTGTCTTTTTATTTTATGGAGGTGACTTGAAAGATGATGATTTCTGAAAATTGGGATGAGCTTATGCTTCCTACTCTGCGCACAATCTACAATAAGCATTTGAAAAAGAAAAAAGATTATGTCAATGAATTGTTTACTGTTGAAAAGTCAACCAAGCAGGCTGAGTATAACCTTGGAACTGGTTCATTGGGCATGATGGACGAATGGGGCGCGTCCGGCAACCAAGTAAGCTATGAGGACGTAAACAAAGGTTACAAGGCCACATACATGCACCGTAAGTATTCCAAAGGCCTGTATATCGAACGTGAATTAGTTGAAGACGACCAGTATGGGGAAATAAAGAAGAAAACAAACTTGCTTTCCCAGACGGTTTATTACACCAAACAGACACAGGGCGCATCTGTGTTTAACAATGCGTTTAATTCAACTTACAAAGGCCCCGACTTGGTTGCTCTTTGTTCTGCATCTCATCCAAACAGTCCTGATGATTCAACGACTCAAAGTAACGCCGGAACAGCAGCATTATCGGCAACTTCCTTGGAAGCGGCCAGGACTGCTATGAAGGGCTGGGAAGACGATAAAGGAAATTTGTTGGCAATTGAGCCCAATATGTTGATTGTTCCTCCGGCATTACGTAAAGCCGCATTAGTTATTGCCGATTCAACTGGCGAACCGGATGTAAGCGACAATAACATCAATGTTTGGAAAGGATCTGTTGATGTTGTCGAATTTGACTTTTTGACAAGCACTACCGCCTGGTTCTTGGTCGATAAATCAAGAATGCAGGCGTTTTTACGCTGGTTTAATCGCCGCGTTCCGATGCTTGAAATGGACAGAGAGAACTTTAATTCCGAGGTAGGTGCTTATAAGGTTGTTGGTCGTTGGTCGTATGGCTGGGATGATTGGTCATTCTGCTACGGATCAACTGGAACTGCTTAATTAAAAATGCTGAGGCGGCTTGAAATATAGCCACCTTGATTATCTGAATATTTGGCTATGAGGGTAAAACCCTGCCATAACGAAAGGATGGAATAGCAATGGCAAGAAACAGACATTTTGGAAGTGGTTATTCTCATTTTGGAGAAGACACTTACGGCCATGATTTAAAAGCGTTTGGTGATACTACCGCTAAGTATGTATTTTGGGATGCTTCAGCAAATACTTTTTACGTAGATGGAACTCTAAATTTAGATGGGACTGCGCTTGCAGCAACAATAGCAGAAATTAACCGGGCGTGCGATGTTAGTGCAAGAATAGTTGATTGTACGGCATCAACATTAGCCGTGACGGTTGCGGATCATGACGGAAAAGTAATTACGCTTAACAGAGCCGCTGGAATTGCAGTGACATTGCCTGCAGCCACCGGAAGCGGAGCGGTATTTAAATTTGTTGTAGGGACTACTTTCACTGGTGCAGCAACGATAAAAGTTACCGGAAACGACATTATGAAAGGCACGGCTATTCTTTTTGCAGACAGTGGAGATACCACATTAGGATATGCCACCGCTTCAGATACCGATACAATTACATTTGCTGCCGATACATCAACCGGTGGCATTGCCGGAGCAAGCGTTGAACTAATTGATATTGCTTCCGATACTTGGTTTGTAAAAATTGTTTCTGATGCTTCCGGTACAGAAGCTACGCCATTTTCCGCAACAGTATCTTAATTTCGTCGGGGCCTTTAATGGGCCCCTTTACTATGCAAATAACCTGTGTGTATTTAGGAGGTGTTAAATAAATGAATTACATAACAGACGAATCCGGTGTAGCTATTAAATCTAGCAATCCATTCCCAGTAGCACAAACAGGATATCCGGCGTTTGATCCATTACATGTCACTATAAGCGTTGGGACTTCTGCTACCGCTGTATTATCGGCAGATGAAGATCGTACCTATGCACTTTTTCAGAACGATTCTGATTCGACAATATATATGAATATTGCTGGAGCTGACGCAGTTTTGCACGAAGGAATAATATTGAACGCAGCCGGAGGATTTTATGAAATGATCCTTTCTGCTGGAAATGTATCTATTAAAGCTATATCTGCCATATCAAGCGGAGCAAGTAAAAATTTGCTTGTAACGTATTCATAATCAATTCATCGTCGTCTAGGGTTAGGCTGTACACCTAAACCCGAAAAGCCGTACCTGGGGCCTGACGACGATTATACAGGTACAGCCTTGCAGGTGAGGACTTACTTTTGCGAGGTGTTGGATATGCCAGCAGGATACGGTAAGCCAATTGATATCAGCAATCTATCAATTAATGCTATTCCCTATAGGGACGAAAACGGAAACTTTGTTGATTCTGGTTTCTATTTAGAAAACGGTATTTTAATTGCTAAAAAAGACTTGGAAATACCACCTAATACGCTTCATTTAGGAGCAAATATATCAATTCACGAAAATGGCGGTTTTGTTGAAATACACACAGAAACGCTAAACAAAAATTATATTTTGCCAATGGGTGAAAACGCTGATAATGGAAGTTTAATACCTTTTTACTACAAACGAGATGCGATAGACACCAGGGCTATATTCCAAAGCGATTATTCAGAAACCATGTCAAACGTTACAACGTTAAGCATTCCCGCTGTTGCTGATTATGAAGTATCTCGAATATACGGAAAATTCGTGGATGAAGTTACCAACTTTAAGATGAAACTTGAAGTAAACGGCAATGATGTTGCTTATTATCCGTCAAAAAATGCCTGGGAAGACAATACTGTGGATGGTTACGACATGTCTTCCGGTGAATCATATTTTGACATGGACCCGCATTTTAGTTTTCTTACGTCGTATGCAATAACTGCTTACGTTAAGGCCGACCAGGAAATAAACATGCTGGGAAACGGCGTATTACCATGGTTAGCAATAGACAAAAAAGATATGACAAAACAATATATCGTCATGGATGTAACAGAAACAGAAACGTTTCTCAATAATGCCAATAAATCTTTAGTTATTGGAGCAGACACTGTTTGCAATGCAACAATAATTTACTATTTGAGTGATACGACCACGTACGAAGGCGGCGTGATCGTTCTGGTAAGCGATGGAACAACCGCCGAAATTGATGTTGAAAGGATAGGGGAGTTAGACGTAATCATTGACGACATAGATTTTAGCACTTCAATTGCAGATTCAAATTTATGTTTAGATATTGCCGCTACGGGTGACGGTTCAAAAACTGTCACATTCAAATACAAGATTAACACTATTGAGTAATTTCTAACCTGGGTGTTTTAATCTTGAATAGCGCGCGATATTTAAGGTTTTAACATAAATAAAAACAAAAGGAAGTGATATTTGTGTCAAAAAGATATGGTTTGACAGGCCTTAATGGAACCGTTGAGCTTTCCAAAGGTGGAGCAAAGGTTAAAAACAGCAGTGGAGTTATTGAGGCCAGAAATAGCGCTGATGATGCGTATGCCATTGTCAGAGGCGCTACAGCATCAGGAGATAATGATCTAATTACAAAGGCTCAATTCGATGCTGCCATAGGCGGCCAAGTGATGTACGTAAGTCAGGCAATTACCTTTGAAACATCGGGAACTTTTAACATCGGATCTGCGGTTGCAACAGCCAAAAGGATCCTGAGTGTGCGGGTAATTGTAGATACTCTTTTTAATGGAACTACCCCTACGCTGGAAATTGGTATTACCGGAACTACGGATTTGCTTATGGCAACGACTGACAATAATTTGAAGTTGTCTGATTCCTATGCTAAAGACCCGGTATATGTAACATCAGGAAGTACTCAGTTTATTGGAACCTATGTTGCTGATTCATCATCGGCCGGTGCTGGCATCATCGTAATCGAATACGTGTAAAGTCATAACTAAGCAGCAGGGGTATTTATTGCCCCTGCTTGTTTTTTAAACAAGGAGGGGTGAAATGAATACAAGAACAATTGCCAATACTCGCATGATTGGAAATTTACGCACAATTGGCCCTAGCCATATTGTTTTTACCGGCGAGGAAGTTCTTGACCCTGATTATGAATTGCCGCTTGATAAAGAATATACTGCACAATCAACGGTTGAGGAATTTTTCTCTGACCTATTCGGTATAACCGGAACATATGCTGATTATTTGAGAATTGTGGAGGTTAGAATCATATGAGTAAATTAGATGATTGGTTCTCAGGAATTATAAAAGGATGGATGGTATCTACCGGTTCCGCTGCTCATGATGCTGCAGCCAATGGAAACCCGGTGCAAGCTGGTGGCGTTTACCGCGCTACCGACCCAACATTATCAGACGGAGATGCAGGAAGCATTAGATTGAATTCAAAGGGTGAAGTTATTACGCAAGTGTCTGGAAGTAATACGCGACATCTTTCAACCGCAACAATAACAATTGGGACAGGTGCGGCGCATTCTGCAGGTGATGTTGTATCAACCGACGCAGGGGCAATCCTTACCTTTGCCACAGGACTACCGGCAGGATCAAGCGGGATCATCTTAGATTCTATTGTTAAATTGGCGCAAAACGCAGTATTTAGCGGTGGTGCAGGCTACACTTTATATTTATTTAATGCCTTGCCGACCGTTCAGGCAACAAACGCCGCTTTCGACCTTGTGGATGCAGACCTTGCCGCATATATCGGTAAAATTACCATAAGTACATTACAAGACTTGGGTAGCAACTGCGCTGTTACTAATGTCGGACATAACCTCAGTTTTAACTTAGCGGAGGCTGATACTAATATATATGGTAAGGCTGTCTGTAATGGTGGAGAAACTACAGTGTCTGGCAAAGTTCTTTCATTCGGTCTAGGCATAGCGGCTATATAGGGGGTGTTTATATGACCCCGATAATAAATCAAGTGTTGCGGAAAAAACAGAAATTTAATTCAATAGTCGATTCATTCAACAGGGCAAACAGTAATACAACTCTAGGACATACTGATACAGGACAACCGTGGGAAACATTAGGCGAGGTAATTATGGGTATTAATAGTAATTTAGCATATACTGTTTCAAGTAATGGAGATACTGAAGCACTCGTTGAATCCGGTATTTCAGATTTTACTTTACAAGTTACGTTTGCCGCCAATCCTGTTGTTGCTTTATGTGTGTTTAGAGCTAAAGACCATCAAAACTTATGGAAGATTAACGCTAATAAAAGCATTAATAAATACAGGTTGATTAAACTTGATAATGGAGTATCTAGCGTTGCGGCAACTGGCTCTATTGCGATAAATAATGGCGATGTGGTGAAAGTTGTTTGTAATGGATCTGTTATAAAGGTTTATATCAACGACATACTAGATATAACTTATACAGATTCATTTAATCAAAATGAAACCAAACACGGTTTAGGCGCATTCACTACGGCAACGGATACTCGGTGGGACAATTTTAGTTTGGTGGTGATATGATGTATTATTTAGTACCAATTATAGGTGACGGGATTTCGGAAAATCCATATCGCCCTAAGATTGATGACTACCAATGCGCATGGGCAGCAAAAACGTCAAGTAAGCAAGGTTTTTTTATAGTAGCCATAAAAGCCGAACCAGACGTTATGGAGCAGATTTTGACGGATGCAGACATACAACTATATACTCCACAACCAAATGATATACTACCGATGGTAGTTTAAGCAGTAGTCGGAGTAATTAATGTTAAAAAATAAAGAAGGAATAAACCTCTTTGTGCGAGAATAAATAATTTATGAGACATAAGGAGGTTATATGGATAATTTAGAAGAAAAGTGGGTAGATGTTGCCAAAGGGATGGGTATTTTACTTGTTGTTTTGGGGCATGTGATCGGGTTGCCATTACCAATTAGAAAATATATCTACTCTTTCCATATGCCTCTGTTCTTTTTTATTTCGGGTTATCTCTATAATGCAAACAAATATAAATTAGTTGCCCTAAATGATTATATTAAGAATAGGTGGACGAGGTTAATTAATCCATATTTAGCTATGGCGCTTACTTGTTATTGTCTATTTGTTATCGTGCCATTTTTAAAAAACCATATTATTGATATATCTTCTTACGCTAAACCACTGATTGGTATTGTGTATTCTAGGGGAAGCGCGGAATGGATGCCTAATTGTTCTCCATTATGGTTCTTAACGTGTTTATTCTTAACTCAGATTATTTTCTTTATAATATGCAAAAATAGCACTAATCTTAAAATATTTATTTGTTGTGTCCTATGCACTGTGGTTGGATTTCTAATTTACGTGTCAATTTCTTTTAAGTTGCCTTGGAATTTTGACACGGCATTAATAGCGGTATTCTTATATAGTTTAGGGTATTTTGCACGTACTTATAACGCACTCGATATTGTTAAAAAAAATGCTGTTAAGATCATCCCGTTAATGTTAGTTATTGGAATTATAACATCACATCTAAACGGGACAGTGGATATGGATAGCAATATGTATGGCAATATCTTCCTGTTTTATACGGGGGCAATTAGTAGCATCGTGGTGGTAATATACACGGCTGGAATTTTTTCCAAATTAAACATTTTAAGTTTCTGGGGAAAAAACACAATGCCAGTAATAGGTTTTAATTATGCAGTTATTACCTTAACCGCATACACCGGAGAGTATGCTTGGTATATTAGTTTTTTCATAAATTTAATAATTATTTGGATAATGATTTTGTTTATGGGTAGGGTTAATATTTTACACAAATTATTTTATGGATATGATTTTAAAAAAGAGAAAAAGGCAACTTAAATATTCAACTATCGGAAGTGCGATAGTAGAACAACAGCCGGTCAGAAATGGCCGGTTATTTTTATGGAAAGAAGGTGATAAATTGTCCTTCACAATACTAGAAGCGAAGCAATTAGCTGAAAGCTGGTTTACAAATCTATTTATTGACGAGGTAAATTCTCTTGTATGGGGAAATGAGTTTATCCGTCATTCAGTAGACAGCAAATCATGGCCGGAAGCAACTAAATATTACCCAAGGACAAAATCTCCTGATGAAGAGCCAACCGTTGCAGCAAGCGGTTCTGGGTCTATAACTGGCGATTACTACGTCATGGTTACATTTGTTGATGAAAACGAAGCAGAAGGAAATCCATGCGGTGGCTCTACAGTAATAACGGCTAGCAGCGACGCTCAATTTGATTGGTCAGATATTCCAACGTTGACTGGATATGATCGTAAATTGTACCGTACCAAGGCAGATGACGACTCAATATATTATTACGTTGCCACAATTGCCGACGACACAACAACAACTTATACCGATACCGTAACAGATTCTAACCTGACAATTCCAATGTTTGTGCAGGCAAGATACGATTTGCCAACCGGATTTTATCGTCTGATAAGCGTTCAAAATCTTAGCAAAATACCTTACTACGATTATTCAATTGGAAACGGGAAAATAAGCTTCCCGACAGATGACGATTACGTTATGACTTACGTTCCGTACCCAACAGCCTTAACCGCAATTACCGGTACAGGGCAAAACGTACCGCTGCACGATGATTTTAAATATCCGCTGGCTGAGTTTTTGGTGTACAAACATTTTAACCCTACTAACAAAGACTTGGCGGCAGAGTATGAAAAACGTTATGTCATGAATTTAAGAGGAATTTATGGAGAAATGGACGTTAACAGTTCAACAACATTTAAGCCGAGAATGAGGTGGTCATAAATGCTGGTATCAGAAATAATTTCATTGGCAGATGATCAATGCGAAGGATCATACACTGTTGATCAATGGCTTGCGCTATTTAACTGGTGCCAGGATGATCTTACGCCAGTAGCTAAAATTTTAACACCAGTAAGCGGTATTTCTGTAACAGTAACTTCAACTAAAACCAGTATAACGATTGCCAATAATGCCGACTTAGCAACTGCCCATGAAATAGTTAACGTTTACTATACGCCCGCATCTGGTACAGAAGTTTTCATGCGCCGCATTGATCAGCGTGATAATTACAGCAAAGGCTGGAAGCTCGATGCTACCAAGCTATATTTGCAGGGCCTTGGAACCGAAGCAACCGGAAGCGTTAGGGTCGATTACTATAAAAAACTTACTCATGTTACTTATGACGCGGGAACCGAGGTTTATACACCAACTACGCCCGAAATACCAAGCGAATATCATGGCTTGTACGTTTCTTATCTTTGCGGTAAGTCTCAGCAGCGCGAAGAAGAGAACGAGGATATGTCAATATTCATGGCCGAATACAACAAGGCCAAAGCAGACTTTGAACTGGACCGTGTAAAAAAAATGGAACCCTGGAGATATCAAA